TGACTGGAGTTCAGACGTGTGCTCTTCCGATCTCAAATTTCGGTGCTGCTGTCGTTTGCCGAACGGGCCGGACTACAGCAGCACCGAAATTTGGCTTGAATTCAATGTGGCTGTTTCTGCTACCGCCACAACTATTACAGTAGGCTACACGAATGAATTGGGGGTTGCGGGTCGCACCACGGTGGTCACTGGGTCATTATCAGGTTATGCAACCCGGCGCATCGAAATTTTGTCGCTTCAAGCGGGCGACAAAGGTATTCAAAAAATTGATTCGCTTACGGTGGGTGGGGTGGTGGCCACTGCTGGATCCGTGAATGTTTTGCTGGTTCGGCGTTTGGGTGATTATGATGTGAGGGTTGTGAATGGTTTGGACGCGCAGGCTTGGGATTTGACTGGTGCGCCGTTGGTGTTTGCGACAAGTTGTTTGTTTAAAGCCGTTCAGCCCGACAGCACCTCTTCGGGCGTGCAAACTTTAGGGCTGGATATTTTGAACGGCTGATATGGCCAAAATCCTGCGACGCGACATTGGGGCGGGTCGCTCGGGTCGCTCGGGTCGCTCGGGTCGCTCGGGTCGTGTCACGCTGGCATCATCGCTAGTCAACCGAACCAGTGGTTTTTTGGTACAAAATCTTGCAAAAAGTTATTACTTAGGCCTAGCGGCCTCTGGTGCGGCCAGTGAAACGGTTGTCGAATCAACTGGTGCAACCGAAAGCGCATCCGCATCGCAGGCTGTATCAGCAGGTGTGGCTGAATCAGCCGCTGCTACTGAGAGCGCCTCAACCTCGCAGACGGTATCAGCAAGCACGGTCGAATCAGCCAGTGCTACCGAAAGCGCGTCCGCATCGCGGGTAGTCTTAGCGGGAGTTGTAGAGTCACCTGGTGGTGCGCTGGGTTTATCTGCGCAGCAAGCGGCGTGGCTTGAATCCATCGCGCGCTTGCACGGTTTAATTGATCCGCTGGTCATTAACGAGGTAATGCACACCGATGGCGTAATTGCCCAATCAAAATCGAGTGCGGGCGGTGTCATTACAGTGACCACTGTGGCTGCGCCTACAGGGCTGCCTGGCGCGTCCGGCCTAACTCCGCAACAGTCTGCTTGGTTGGAGGCATTGGCGCGCGCGTATGGCCTTGTAGCGCCCCTGCAACTAAGCGCCACAGGGCGTAACGACGGGGTCTTTGCGCAAACGTTTGTGGAGGTCGGTAATACAACGACCATCACTCGCACCGCGTAGGGCTGGTATGGCGTTAAATGCAGCGTTAATTGCAGCATTTGGGTTTGGCGGAGGTGCCGCACAAATTGCCGCCAAAGGATTTTTAAATGCGCCTGTCTTGCCACTTGCGGGCGGTGGCGGGCGTTTGCGGCCTAGAAGAATTAATCCACGCCCCGCTTGGATTGTTCGGCCTAAGCCATGGAACCCAATCAGTGTTGAGCCGGAAGAGCCGGTGCATGTTGCGCTCACTGCGCAAGAAATTATTGCGCTCTACGGCGCGCAAATGCAGTCAGTAGGCGATCATGTTTTAGTATTGAGAAAACGCCGCAGGCAAGAGCATGAATTACTGTTTTTGCTTGCAAAAAAATAACGCCAAGCGTTTGCCTTAACACTTGGTAGGTTGCCATGTTTTCATACAGGCCATGAACAGCGCACCCAATAAAACCATCAGTCCCGGCACTTGTTTGCAGCGCGCAATGTCCTTTAATCGGGATACGCTCAAAGACGATGTGCGCACGGTGGAATTAGCGTTTAGTTCCGAAGAGCCGTATGAGCGGTATTGGGGTGTAGAGATTCTTGACCATGGCACGGCTAGCGTGCGCATGAGGCGCATAAAAGATGGTGGTCCTTTGTTGATGGATCACAACAGCAAAGATCATGTTGGTGTGATCGAATCAGTCGAGATCGGCGCAGACCGGGTAGGTCGTGCTGTGGTGCGTTTTGGGAAAAGCGCGCGCGCTGAAGAGGTTTACCAAGATGTAAAAGACGGCATTAGAAAACATGTGTCCGTAGGCTACATGGTCCACGCAGCCAAATTAGTGGGCACAGAAAACGGCATCGACACATATCGAGTGACCGATTGGGAACCGATGGAAGTAAGCCTTGTAAGCGTGCCAGCTGATCACACGGTAGGTGTGGGACGTTCCGCGCAAAACGCGCAATCAGGGGCGCCGGAAGTAAGTCCAATCGTTCAAATTATTCAAGCGACTCCAACAGCGAAAGCAAATTCAATCATGGAACAAAATACCGCGCCGACCTACGCCGACCGTCAAAAAGAAGTGGCGGAAATTATCAAGACGGGTGAGCAATACGGCAATACTAAATTGGCCTCCGAGTGTGTGCGTGACGGAAAATCGTTGGATGAGTTCCGTAACGCTCTTTTGGCGGCGATGGCAACCAAGCCGCTGCCCTCCTCTGATGTTGGGCTGACAAAAAAAGAAGTGCAGCGGTATTCATGGATGCGTGCAATCAATGCGCTGGCTTCGCCTAATGATACCTATGCGCAGCAAGCGGCCGCGTTTGAGCGCGAAGTGTCTGATGCTGTTGCTAAAAAAACGGGCAAGCCGTCCAAAGGCTTATTTGTTCCGTCAGATGTGCAAAAACGTGACTTAGTGGTTGGCACGCCATCGGCGGGCGGAAACACGGTCGCGGTTGATCTGTTGGCATCGAACTTTATTGATCTGTTGCGCAACAAAATGCGTGTTCGTCAAATGGGCGCAAGTGCGCTTGATGGGCTCATTGGCAACATTGCCATCCCCCGCCAAACAGGTGGAGCGACCGCCTACTGGGTTGCGGAATCAGGCGCGCCGACCGAAAGCCAGCAGGCTTTTGATCAGGTGGTAATGTCGCCTAAAACAGTCGGCGCATTTACTGACATTAGCCGCAAATTGCTGTTGCAATCATCGATTGGTGTTGAGTCGTTTGTACAAAACGATTTGGCAACCGTACTGTCTTTGGCAATCGATCTGGCCGCGATCAACGGTGCAGGCACAAGTGATCCACGTGGCATTTTAAACGTGGTGGGCATTGGTGATGTAGCGGGCGGCGCAAACGGGCTCGCGCCCACCTGGGCACACATGGTGGATCTATGGACAGACATCGCCGTAGCAAACGCAGACTTTGGTTCAATGGGCGTTCTTACCAATAACAAAGTAGTTGGCAAGTTAATGTCAACGCTTAAGTCAGCAGGTGTGTCTGGGTACGTGTGCGAGACCTTCCCTGACGCAAGCGGCATGACCTCGGTTGGCGGTATGCGTGTGGGTGTTTCAAACCAAGTTCCGTCAAATTTAGTCAAAGGATCAAGCGGTGCAGTGTGCTCCGCAATCATCCACGGAAATTGGGCTGATTTGATTATTGGTATGTGGGGAGGGTTGGACTTGATGGTTGACCCTTACACGGGCGGAACGGCGGGCACTGTGCGCATTGTGGCATTGCAAGATGTTGACGTTGCAGTGCGTCACCCAGAAAGCTTTTCGGCGATGAAAGATGCCTTAACAGTCTAATTACTGATAGACCGGGCCGCCCGCTTTACTGGGGCGGCTGGGTGGGGAAAGTTAAATGAAAGAAGAAATTCAAGCTATTCGCGCGTTACGCGGCTGCGGTATTACGGGCGGCAAAACACTGGCCGCCCAAGAGGTTTATGGGGTGCCTGATCAGGTAGGCGAGCAAGACGCGCTTGTGCTGATTCGGCTTGGCAAAGCAGAGGCATGTGAGCCAAAAAAGAAAAAGCAGAGCGCGGCGGCTGATGAGGCTAAATTGGCTAAGGCCGCTGAAGTGGCTAAAGCGGCTGAAGTGGCTAAAGGTAATAAAGACAGCGTCGAGCATGCCGTTGCTTGAAAACTATGCTGACTTTTTTAGCGAAAAAGAATTTGCCCTAAGCGCCTTGATCGGTGTGGCCGCTGTTTTAGGTATTTTTGATCAGCCTAGCAATCATGCTTTAACTGATTATGTAACTGGGGATAGCCCTACTTTTTTAACGCACACTAGTGCTTTACCTGTCATTGATATTGGAATCACCACGCTCACCATGGCGTCCGACTCTTACACCATCGTAGAAACCCGCCCAGACGGCACCGGCATGACGGTGTTGGTATTGGAGGCTGTCTAAATGGCGCACG